CGAGCGCCCGTAATTTCTACCGATTCGAAAAATAAACTCAAAGGCAATGACTAAACCTTAATACGAAGTATTAATATGGCAACAGAACAGAAAATTAAGTGGCTTTCAGGCATAGAGACTGCAAAATATCTAAATATCAATCAGAGACAGGTTTACAAAGATTTTGATGCAGGGAAGCTGGAAGACAATGGCCTTAAAGGGCATAGACGTAAATTTAAAATAGTGGAAGATGTTGATAGTCAAGAGGGTAAATCTAAGCCAGTGACTAGTTACGACCTCAAAGACAAACATTTAGAGATTAGAATAAAAAAGGAAGAGCAGTTACTCTATGAGAATAAACTGTTACTTGCAGAGAAAATAGCAGATTGCTTCTTAGAACTTTACCACCTTCCTAGAATTGGAAAACTAACAGACTTAGTACGCAAATATGGCAATGAGGAGTTAATAGCAGCATGGAACAAGCAGATAGAACTTGGAGCGACAGAAAGCTTGAAAGAATTGCAAAGCGAATTACAGAGACTGACGTTAGACTAAACTCGCTAGCCTTCTTCTTAGAACCTTCAGAATGGGCAGAACAGAATATTTCATTCGAACGTGATATTTCTGCAAACTTTGATAGATTTGATTTAAGCCTTACTCCTTACTTACGCGACGTTATAAACACTTGGAACTTTAAGAACACAATTAGAGAAACCACAGTAGTAGCACCAGAGCAGACCGGAAAGTCCCTTAGTTGGATTATTGGCCTGCTTTATTCATTTGTATACAATCCTTGCCTTTCTATGATAATATATCCTTCTGACGAAAAGGGCATTCGTATTAATAAGGAAAAGTTAGAACCTCTTATGAGAGAGATTCCGAAACTTGCTGCAGAACTAGAAATGCCTAGATCTCAGAAACAGGACTGTTACCAATTTTCTAATCTAAAATGTTACTTCTCAGGAGCCGGTTCTCGTGTTACTTCTCAATCTTCCAAGATACGTATAGCAGACGAAGTAGATGATTGGGTATCTCACGAAGAGAAAGTTACTAATCTACAAGATTTACGTAAACGTGCTAGGTCTTTTTCTGAATCTATGCTTTTTAAGGTTTGCTCACCTACTAGTAAAACTGGAGAAATATGGACTGAGTTCAATAAAGGATCGAAAGGTTTCTGGTATTTGCGTTGTAAAGGGTGTGGCAAGTTAACAATGAGAAGCGCAGACATTTTTAATATGCAATGGGAACTTGATGAAAATCATAATGTTATATCGGATAGTATAGTTCTTGTATGTCCAGAATGCAAATTCGAACACAAAGAGAGCGATAGGAGAGATATTAACATAAGCGGAGCCTATATACACGAAAATCCTGGTTTAATTGGTACATTACCTTCATTTCAGTGGGGAGCATTAGCTTCACAGTGGGGTGGCTTACTTTCTTGGCCTAAAATAGCTGAAGCTCAGTTATTAGCAGGAAAATCAGGAAGTTTCAACGATCAGCGCTATTTAGATAACTCTATACGTGGTTTACCCTTCCTTAAACGTACTTACAGTGACGGAACCATGGAAAAGCTTAAAACTCACGTAGTTACTGAAGAAATTCCAGTTAATGACTTCGAAGGAATCTTCTATGCTGGTGATACACAGGACGATAGAATATTTTATATCATAGCAGGAATTGATTCTAAGTCTAATCTATACATTTTGAAAGCTGCGCAAGAACCTATCCTTGAAAATATAAGAACTGAAATTGAAAAAGATTTCTATGGTAGAAAAATACTTGCCGCTGTACAGGACGAAGGTGGACATAGAACACTTGAAATACAGAAGTTTGCACAGACTATTCCTAATTTATGGACCTATAAGGGTAATAATAGACAGGCAAAAAGAATAGAAAGAGGGACTGGAAAGCTATTATTAGTTAAGGAATCGGCTTTTAGGACAGAATCTCTCTATTATATCCATAATCAAGAGAAAAAAGACAATAATTACCTTTTCCTTGCCAAAGACCTTCCAGAAGAGTTTTATACTCATCTTTTGGCGTATCAGCAGGATAATGCTAAGAAATTCGGCGATGAATACGAGAATTGGACACATAATGGTAGAAAACATGACTATTTTGACTGCATGAAGATGTTATATGCTTTAATTGAGTTTTGTAAGGCAAAATATCCTAAACACATGTGGTACAAGGGTACATCTGACTGGATGAAATCTAAACAGGTAGTAAAGCTAGATAAAGGTGCGCCTAATTATTCTAACTTTGTACAAACATGGCGTAACAAACTTTAATTTGACAAATAATATTAAATAAAAATATGGAGAGATTATGGCTGCAGAAATTCCAGATATCGAACCAAGTTCATTCTTTTGCGGGGATACAGTAACTTGGAAAATATACAATAGTGATTATCTAGCAAGTACTTATGGATTAAGTTATGCAATGGTAATGACTGGTAAAATCATTACCTTGACTTCAACTGCTTACGAGACAGACACTCATTTAATAACTATATCATCTACTACTTCAGCTACTTATACAGCAGGAACGTACGACTGGATATCTTATTTTACCAAGACTGGTGAACGCTGGAATCGTGGCTCTGGGCAAATGGTGTTAAAAACTAACTACGCTACTCAATCTTCAGGTTATGATGCTAGATCTACAGTTCAAAAGATATTCGAAGCGCTTGAAGCTCTTATACTTGGCAAAGCTACTAAAGATCAATTAAAGATTAAAGTAGGTGATAGAGAAATAACTAAATTATCACCTAAACAGTTGATGGATTGGCGGAATTTCTATGCTAATGAGTATTACAAAGAAATTGGTATCGGCGGAAGGCCTACTCTTGTAAAAATGAAATTTACACAGGAATAAAATGAATATATTTAAAAGACTCTTTATTAGCGAAAAGAAACAAAAAAGAAGTTTCAATGCTGCTAAAATTAATCGTTTATCTGGTGATTGGATAACGAGTCCTCAACAGATTAATGAGGAATTAAAAACTGATTTAAACAAACTTAAAGTCAGATGTAGAGATGCTGCTAAGAACGACGCTCATATGAAGAAATTCTTACGTATGAGGGAAGTTAACATAGTTGGAGACAACGGTATAGTTCTTATTTCTTCAGCTATTGACTCAGTTACTAAACAATTAGATTCTAAAGCTAATGAAGTAATAGAAAATCTATATCGAGACTTTTCTAACAAAAAGAATTTTACAGTAGATGGATCTATGTCTCGTAGAGATGTAGAAAAACTATTAGTATCTTCTTTAGTTTATGATGGTGAGTTCTTTGCGAGAATTGTTAGAGGTTATGAAAACGATCATAATATAGCAATCCAGATAATGGATAGTTATCAATGTGATATGTTGTATAATACTGGAAACAAACAATTAGCTAATGGAAATTACGTAGTTAATGGAGTTGAAATAAATGATTATGGCAAACCTATTAATTATTATTTTCTAACAGGAAGACCTGATAGTTATAGTCTTATGACTAAAAGGATATGTATACCAGCTGAAGATATTATTCATGTATTTAAGCGTGAATATGCTGGACAAACTCGCGGAATACCTCTGGCTGCAGCTGGAATAATGAAATTAAACGACTTAGCTGGCTATACTGAAGCTGAAATAATAGCAGCTCGTACTGCAGCATGTAAAATGGGTTTTTATACAGTTCCTGCTGGAGATGAGATGATTGGTCCTAACGATACTAAAGATATTGATGGAACTTCCTTACTTAAAGAAGCTTCACCTGGAACTTTCGAACAATTACCACAAGGTTGGGATTTTAAAACTCATAATCCTGATCATCCAACTGGAAATCATGCAGCATTTGTTAAAACAACTCTGAGAGAAATAGCCAATGCTTGGAATGTATCCTATAATGAACTTGCCAACGATTTAGAGGGTGTAAACTACTCATCTATTAGACAAGGTGTACTTTTTGAACGTGATTGTTGGAAAGACGAGCAGCAATTTGTTATTGATCATTTTGAAACAATAATATTTAATGAATGGCTTAAGATTAATTTACTAAATGGAAAACTTGCTCCTTTACCTTATGCTAAATTAGGAAAATTTCTAAATTGTGATAAATGGCAGGGAAAACGTTGGACATGGGTAGACCCAGCTAAGGATGCACAGACAAATGAGATAATGGTTGCTAATGGCTGGAAAACTAATGATCAGATAACCTCAGAACAGGGAGGAGATTATTACGACAATATTAATCAGATAAGTCAAGAGAATAAACTTAAAGATAAATTAGGATTAACACTTGGACCTCAACAGGCTATAATCAAAGATCCTAATCAAGAAGAAGAAGTTTTGACAAAACCAAGTAAATAAAATTGAAAGTAATATACGCAGGGTAAAGCCTCTTAACAATGCGCAACCACGCCCTGCCTTTCACTCACTTAGGAGAAACTAATGGAAGAATCAGTTAGAAAAATAATAGAATCAGAAAGATTCTTTAGGCAATCAGATATAGTCTCTGGGACTATTGACGAAGCTACTCGCACAGTAGATATGTCATTTAGTTCAGAACTTCCTGTACAAAGATCTTTTGGAATGGAAATATTAGACCATTCAGAAGGATGTGCAGACTTATCTCGTTTAAATGCAGGTGCAGCTGTACTTGTAGATCATGGTGGAGATCAGATTGGTGTAGTAAAGAAAGCCTTTATAGACCCTACTACTAAAAGGGGAATGGCAAAACTTAAATTTAGCAAATCAGCAAGAGGCCAAGAAATATTCCAGGACATAGTAGATGGAATACGTTCAAATATTTCATTTGCCTATTCAATAGATACTAATTCAATGACTAAAGAGTCAGAAGGTACATACAGAATGTCGAAATGGACACCGCATGAAATTTCCGTGGTAGGAGTTCCGGCGGACGCAACGGTGGGAATCGGACGCAGTCTAGAGAAACTACCTGAAGTACAAGCTGTCGAAGTAGTTAAAGAAGTAGTTATAATAGAAGAAAAACAAAAAGAACAAAATTTAGAAATTAAAACAAACGAAGGTAAAAACAAAATGGAAGACAAAAAAAGAGTATCGGAAATTTTCGCTATTGCTGAAAAACATCCGGAACTAATGGCTGATGCTAGAGCTGCTATCGCATCTGATGCAACGCTCGAAGATTTTCAGAAAACAGCTATGGCTAAGTTATATAATGCTAAAGCTGTAGAAGTAAAAACACAAAGTGATTTATCAGAAATTGGACTTTCTAAAAAAGAAGCTAAAAGCTTTTCAATAGCTCGTGCTATTCAGGCTCTTGTTTCTGGCAACAAAGAACACGCTGCATTCGAATTCGAAGCTTCACGTGCTTGTGCTAAGAAAGCTGGTAAAGATCCTCAAGGTTTCTATGTTCCTAATGAAGTTAGGACAATGAATGTTACTACGACAACAGCTGGGGGAGATTTCGTTGCTACTGACTTACTTGCTGGTTCAATGATTGAAATGTTAAGAAATAAATCCGTAATGTTTGCAGCTGGTGCAAAATCTCTTACTGGATTGGTTGGTGACATTGCAATTCCTAAACAAACTGGCGGGGGAAGCTGCTATTGGATTGGGGAAGGCGTTGATCCTACAGTAAGTGATCAGACTATTTCTCAGGTTACAATGGCCCCAAAAACACTGGGTTGCTATACTGACTTCACACGTAAATTAATGCTTCAGTCCTCAGTTGACATTGAAAGCTTCGTAAGAAGTGACTTGACAACTATACAAGCTATTGAGCTTGACAGAGCTATACTTAACGGAAGTGGCTCTGGTTCAGAACCTGCTGGGTTGTACGCTAAGATAACTGGTACTTATGTTCCTTCTCTCGGTACAAGCGGCGGCGCT